GGTACGTTCAGCCAACGGCACTGCAACCGTCATCATGCTGTTCTGGTCGCAATGCAGCCAGAAGCGCCCCGCCCCGTCGCCGGTACTCTCGCCGATCAGGAGATAGGTTTTATCAATGAGGCCCTTGCGGATTTGCCATTTGCCGAATGTGTCGAGCAACGCGCCCTGACGAACCGGCGCCGCGTCGGTCTGGTGGTCGCCGGGCGCTACCTTGACCGCGTCGGCCTGCGCCCAGGCGTGAAAAGGAAGGATGAGAGCGATTGCCGCCGCTAAGTTCGGACCCATGGCCGCAGGCTATCTGGACTCACATCGCGTGACAAAGGCACTATATTCGGCACGTTAGTGAGTGTTGCGTATGCGTACCAAGTCGGATGATGAGCCCGCCCAGCAGCGGGACGATACCCTGCCGCCAAAGCGGCCCCCGGCTCCTAGTGTCGAGCGCGGGCAGGGCCAGCGCATCCCCAGATCACGCCTGAACTGAGCCCAGCGCACCCTGTGCGTTGCTGAAGGTTGAGACCCGGCTCAACCTCGCGACCCATGAGCATTCACATCTCAGTCGCGGCCATCGCGCAGTTAACCGCCTGCTCGCCCCAGGCCGTCCATAAGGCATTGTTGAAGGGCACCTACGGCACGCCCGTCCAACGTGGCCGCAATCTCTATGTCCCGTTGGCCAACGTGGAAGCACGGCTTGGCCAGCGTATTTCGCCCGAGCAGGTCGCCAGCACCACGGCTGGCAATCCCGCGCGCGTCGTCACCATCCCGACGGAGGAATGAATGGCCAAGAAAGCCGCAACCGTATTGGCTGAAGCCGAGCAGGAACTGCTCGACACCAACGCCAAGCTTTCCGACACCGGCCGCCGCCGCGACCAGCTTCTGCTTGCTGGCGACGACCGAGGGCTTGATGCAATCGAGGTCGAGCTTGCCAGCCTGCAGAAGGCGGCCGTGCGCCAAGCCGATCGGATTCGATTGCTTGAGGAGCAGGCACGGCAGGAAGAAGCCGCGGCCGTTGTGAAGCGGCGCGGCGATCTCATCGTGCGCTTCGAGAAGAAGCTCGCCGAGTCCGATCGCGAAGCCGACGAATTGCAGAACCTCCTCGCCCAGGCTGAAAAGAAGTTCCGGCGCATCATTGAACTGCGCAGCGATGCTCGCGCGGCTTGGCCGATTGGCGACTCGCACACGAATGCGACGGCTGGCACCGCAGAGGGCGCCGCGTTATCGGGCGCCGCCGTCAAGCGGCTGCTCTCCTGGCACCTGTACAGAATAGGCGCGCGGCCGTTTCTTGGCGGTCGACCGGGCGAGATCAAAGAGGAGGATTTCCCCGGCGCTGTTTGCCCGAGGAATGAAGTGCGCGGCCGGCCCCTGGACATAACGCCGTTCGCCGACGCGCTACGAGCGGCATCGAAGTTCGCCGTCGACATGATGAAGGGCAAGCTCGATCCGCTCGCGGCGCTGCCGCCCGAGGCTAATGGGCAAACTGCCCATACGGATGAGACACCGTCTCCTGGCCCGGTGCGCAGCGATCAGCAGGAACGCCTGGCGGCGTTGCTGAAGGAACAGGCCAGATTGGCTGAAGATTTTACGCCCCAGGGCGAAGAAATGTACCGCGCCGTCGTCGCCCAAATTGCCGCGCTTTCATAGGAGCAACAAATCATGGTTGATACCCCCGCCGCGCCTGCCCCAGCCGATCTGACGGCCGATCAGATATATGCAATGACGCCCGATCAGGCCACGGCCGCACTTGCCGCGATGGACCGCGCAATCCACCCGCCGCCCTCCGTCGTCCCGCAGGATGCACAGGATGCGAGGGCTACATTGGATTTGCTCTCACGTGACGCTTCCTTCGCCCGCGAGCTTTTCAGCGGGTCGATTGAAGCGCGCAAGCGGTTCGACGAACTCGTGGCCAAGTCTGCTGCCGGTGATGATGTTGGTGACGCTGTCGCTGGAATTGTTGAACCGGTGACCCCTTTGATGGAAGTAACCGCAAACGGGGAGTTGCCGCGCCGGCATGTTGAGGGGGCGATCGCGGGCCTAAGGGACGCAGGACTCAATGATGCGAGCATCGAGCAGGCGGTAAACTTGCCGCCCATTTCCCGCGCCGAGTTCATGGCCGCGCAGGCGTTTAAGGCAAGGCTGCACGGCACCCAGGAGTGGCGTAGCAAATTACTGAGCGGCGACTACGAAGCCTCGCGCCAACACAATTTGCTTTGCGTGCTCCTGAGCAGCCCGATCAAGGAGGAGTAACCGTGAAATTCGTCTGTGACTTCGTGCACCCGAAAACCCGCGAGCGCCGCACCATCGTCATTGAACTCGACAATGATGAGGTAGCCGATGCCCGGCGCAACCTCGGAATCGATGGCCCAGTGGCCAAACTTTACACCATGCAGAAGGCGCGGCGCTGCGTGCCCGCCGGGTTCGATCCCGATCTTGCCAGCATTAAACAGGTTCAGGTGCACTGATGAAAAACATGCGCCCGGTCTTCATCCCGCACCCCGCCGGGCTCCGTCGGGGAAGGACTCATGGCAAGGCCGACGCGCATGGCCGCGCGAATGCCTGGGGCAAGGTATGAAACCACGGTCCATCTCGGGCAGCGCGCGGCACTTTTTGAGTGAGGACGAATGACGCAAGCATCAACAAACCGTCGTCGCCGAAAGCAAAGGAAGGGTGTGCCGAACACGCTGGACCCGGAGCTCGCCGAAGCGATAGCGAGCGGGGACACGGGCGCCGAATGGGGGCCGGCCATGTCGGCACTATCCGATCGGCACAAGGCGTTCGTGCTAGCGCTCTATCAGATAAAGCCGGGCTACGGCGCACAGGTTAAGGCCGCCAAGCTCGCCGGATTCGGAACGACGACGAGCACGCCCGGCTCTTGGAACTCGATCGCGACCCGTATCGCCCACGATGAGAAGGTATTGGCTGCGTTACATGAAGAGGATCAGAAAAGGATTAGAGCGTCAGCACCGCGAGCAATCCGCGCCCTGCAGCATCTGATCGAGGATCCGGAACATAAGGATCATGCCCGTGGCATCGGTATGGTGCTGGACCGGGTCCATCCACTTGAGACCCGCCACACGGTCGACGTCGTCCACCGTATTGACCACGATGCCGAGGCGGTCGCCCAGCTGAGGATGCTCAAACAACTCGACGTACCCAGGGCCAAGCTGGAAGAGGTCTTCGGCTTCACCGGTTTATCCCGCTACGAGCGGCTGCTTGACATTGAGGAGGCTAAGCGACGCCCATCGCCCCGGCTGATTGAATCCACGGCCGTCGAAATCAAGCAGGACAGTGCGACATGACTGATGAGCCGGAACAAGGCCCGGACGCGAACGAGGTGCGTCGACACGCCAAGAAAATGCTGACGGAGCTCGAATATAGAAAGCGATATAGGCGTCTCGACTACTATCGGCCTAACGAGAAGCAGCTTGAATTCCATAACTTGATTGCCACAGAGGCCGCTCTTCGAAGTGGCAACCAGACCGGTAAAACGCATTGCGTTGGCGCTCAGTTAGCCTTTGACGCTCTGGGTCGTTATCCGGACTGGTATCATGGGCGAACATTCTTAACGCCGCCGCCGATCGAGCGTTCGGTTGATTTCCTGGCGTGGGTCGCGTCCACGACGTCGACAACGACCCGCGACGGCGCACAAACAAAACTACTTGGTGACGTCCGTCAGGAAGACGGTCTCGGCACCGGCATGATTCCATTGGATGCCATCGTTGGCCGTCCTACGATGGCGCGCGGCATCAGCGACTTCGTCGACAGCGTGACTTTGCTACGCGAGAGCGGCGGCCGCGCACTGATCCGATTCAAAACATTCGAGATGGATAGGAAGGCTTACCAAGGTGAGTCCTGTGACGAGCTGTGGCTGGACGAGGATCCTGGTGACGACGTTATTTGGGGCGAATGCCAGGCCCGGCTAACCGCGACGCGCGGGCGCATTCTTTGGTCCGCAACTCCTACGCTCGGCGTCACTCCGATCAGGAAGCGATTCAAGGAGCATTTGCCGGGCACCGCCGAAGTCCTGATGACGATCTACGACGCGGCCGTTTCCAAGGGAGGACACCTTCCCGACGACGACATTCCGACCATTATCGCGCGCTACAAGTCGAGCGAACGGGCGACGCGCACGATGGGCGCCGACGCAACAGGCGAAGGCGCGGTATTCGAGATTCCAGAGGATGCGATCAAGCACTCGCGCGATCCGGCGACATTTCCTTGGTACTGGCCCTGGCTTTGGGCCGTCGATTTCTCACACGGCGGCATGTCGGCGCAGGCGCATCCATTCGCAGCCGTGCTGGGCTGCTGGGACCGTGACGCCGATTGTATTTACGTCGTTCACGCGATCAGGATGCGGCAGGCATTGCCGGTCAGCCACGTCGCAGCCATCAAGGGACATGTCTGCTGGGACGCCCCCGTCGCCTGGCCCCACGACGGGGGCCATACCGGCTTCGAATCTACGGAGACGTTCGCCGCCACCTACAAACGGCTCGGCCTCAATATGCGCGGTACTCACGCGACGTTCCCGCGCGGCGGGTTCAATTTCGAGAGCGGCATTACGGAAATTGAACAGCGGCTCGCCACCGGCCGGTTGAAGATCGCGGAGCACCTCGGCGAAGTGTTCGACGAATATCGTAGCTATCACCGCGTGAATGGTCTGGTTCACAAAACGGACGACGATCTGCTTTCGGCGATTCGCGTGCTCGTAATGGACATTCGCTACGCCAAGGCACTGGCGCCCGAGCGTGCCGGCATCGGCTTCCGGCGTCCCGATACGAGCACGGTCGCCAAGAACGTCGACTTCGATTTGTTCAGCGGCGACGCCTTCTAGGCAGCGGCATCAGTCACTTCGGGAATCCGGTTCAACTCAGCCCGCCAGCCGTATTGGTCGACTCGTTGAAGCGGAGCGGCTGCCAGGCGATGCTGCACTCGCGCTAACGCTTCGGCGTCCTCGACAACGATGAGCTTAAGGCCGAGCGCACCCAACAGCGCTTCAAAACTAATTTGCCCGAACCGGCGGGTCGGCTGCGTTCCCAGAACCTTTGACGAATATCTCGTTGGCAGCCCAGCTATCGCGTCCAACGTCTCCAGAGATATGTTCAACTCTGCGACGCGCCGGCGAAACACTTCGCGCAGATCGTCGGTGGTGCGAACGATCGCGAGCTGCGTCGGCTCGGTCATTACACTCCCGCCAATGGCTGGCTAATTGATTTGCGCACCATGAACCTGTGCCGGAGGCAGAGCAATGTATTTCCGCTTACCTGACGCTTACCGGAGCTTTTTGGCCCAATCGCTCGCCTGGGGATAACGCCGGAATACCCGTTACTTCAATACGATAGTTGGGTGCTCGGGAAGCCTACGACACGCTGCCATATACTCGACAAGAACATACTCAATCAAGCGCGAAGCGCCGAGGTGGCGCGCTCGCGCGGGCTCCGACTCCAAGA